GATTGCTGCTAATTCTTCTGAGATTACAATGTCGTCTGCTTGGGCTGCAACAAACAATGCCTCAAGAGCCTGTTCGTATTCTGGCGAACCTTGTGTTGCTGTCTCAAATGTTTGTAGGGCTGCCTCTTTAAGTTGCTCCACCTGACCATCTGTAAGTTGTGATGGGTCTATCTTTTCTAAATTAATTTCAGATAGGCTCGTAATAACCTCTGGAATGTTTGGGTCTCCAATTGGCTTTGGAGTTGGGACTGGTTCTGGAGTTGGTGTTGGTTCTTGTGTAGGCTTTTCTGTTGGTTTGGGTTCTGGTTGTGGGTCTACAATTGGAGTTTCTGGTAATGGAATGTTTGCTAGTTTTTTAATAGCATTTGAAAGCATTGCAGAAGCACCCTGCACGACAGCCTGTTGAGTAATTGCTTTTGCAGAAATTGATTGTGCCATTACTGTAATTGATTGTACTTGTTGTTCGGCATTTGCAACTGATGTTGTTTGTGCAGACACATTTGATTGAGTTACATTTTTAATTGTAAGTTCATTATTTAGTGCATTTTGTAAATCACTAACAATATTAATATTATCTGCAATGTCTCCCCTTATTTGTGTCAAACTATTTTGTAATAATTGCAATGCGAAATCCTCTGATGTCAATGTGGATTGTTTTTGAGCAACGAGTAATTGTTGTTCTGCATATGAAACTTGTGCCTCTTGTAATGCCTGTTGTGCTGAACCCAGTAATACTTCAGAAGCAATTACATCTGCATTTGCACCAATCTGAAGTTGCTCTGCATCTGTCATTTCGGTTTGTTTTGTTTGCCAATCGGAAATTGCAGCGTCATAATTATCTATTGCCAACAAATATTCCTCATTTGCAGTTGCTGAGTTTGTAATTGCTAAAGAGTATTGTAGTTGTGCAATTGTTAGGTCTGCTTGTTTCTGTTGCAATACCGCTAGAAGTGCAGGGTCATGCTCATATGTTGGTTGTGCTGGTTCGTTTTGAGAGAACCAGGATGCAGGGACCAGGTTCCAATCAACCTCTGAAGAATAGTATAGGTAGTTACAGGCTCCACCACCGTGCTCATACATCCATGCATCAAAAACGTATGGGTGTCCTGCCTGTAGTTGGAACTGATTGCTCCACCAACCACCACAACCTTTCAAAACCCAGTTGTCATTAATAATCATATTGTCAAGAGTCATATACCATCCATCGTCAACATTGGCTAGGAACTCGTAGTTCATTGTTGTTGGTACTGTTAGGTATCCTGTATAGTGAATAAGGATGTTGTCGCCACCACAACCCTCAATGTCTCCACCGCCCCAGTTTTTTGCAATTTGTGTAACGGTAATTGTTTTACAATATGTATAGGCTGATTCAGAGCGTTGGGGGTATGATGGTGTAGCATTTTTATAAATCTTTGCTTGCAATCCATACACTGTTGGCTGTGCATTTGCTGGATAAACTGTAATAAGATTATGTGTATAGTTATAGTTTGCTGTGTCTACAGCATTTTGTGCGTTTGTAAGTTCTTGTAATTTTGTTTGCACATTTGCTAGGGCTTGATTGTATGCGTTAGATTTGCTGTCAACAATTGAACCTTTTGTTTGAACATTGCTTACCGATGCATTGTAATTTAATACCGCAGCATTGTAAGCAATGTTGGCTAGGCTAAAGTCCTCATCTGACTTTTGTTTTCTAAGATTAGCATTGTTTAGTTTGCTTTGATTGTCAATTACCTCTTGTGCAAGGTCTGACAATTTTCCTGTTTCTGTTTGTAGTTCTAAAGTTTTGATTGTAACTACCGAAGACTGCTCAACAATATTTCTTGAAACTATTTCTAATTGAGTTTGTTTAATTTCAAGATTGAGTTGTGCATTATCTAGTGCTGACATAGCAGCCTGAACAATTATTGATTGCTCTTCATTTGCTTGAATTGCAAGATTAAGGTTAGCCTGAGCCTGGTCTAAAACGCTCTGTGAGGCTTGTAGAGAGGTTTCTAGGTCATCTTTGGATGCATTTAGGGCATTAAGTTCTGCTTGTTCTGTTTCTAGTGCTGCTTGGGCTGCAGCAATATCAGCCTGTGCTTGTGCAACCAGTGCGTCATATTCTGATTGTGTAATAGCAAAAGCAGGTGAAGCATAGGTTAGTGGCAAAAACATCAAGAAAAATGCTAGGGTTACATTTATAATCTTTTTAATTTTGGGGTCTCCTTGTTGGGAAAGTCCAACAAAATTATTATAGCACGTTATTCATAAGATAAGTTTTGATTCTTGTTGCTTATAGCCATTCTTGTTTGATTATTGTATCTAATTAGACTTAATCTTTTTTGACTGCGTAACAAATTTCTTGCTCGTCTCAAATGCCAATGTTGACTTTTTCGATGATGAAACGGTGTTACGTTATTAGCCATGTTGCCTCATGGTCTAATTATATCATCAGATTACATTAATATTGAATTGTTTAAAGTATGCGTCAAGGTCTTTTTGCTCTGGCTTATTACGCTCAACAATATTACGTTTATCCCACTCATGCATTTCTTCCGTTTTCTTCCTGTCACGGAAAGTATGGATTTCTACCAGTTGATTTAGGTCTCTTGGTGTATGTGAGATAGCACCAAAAATAGCACCACATACAGCATCTGCCAAGTCCTTAGAAGACTTACGAGGATGGTCTACACGGTTACCCTTCATAATTTTTAACTCTGTTAGTTCCTCAAATAGCAGGTCAATGGCTGGCATGGCAAGACGCTCTTCGTAAACTAACATAGCCATATCTTCATAGTGTTTCTTGGCAACAGAAACAGTTTCAGTTTTGATTCCTACTTGCTTTAGTTCGTTTTGAATATCAAATGATTGCCAGCGGTCAAAGGAAACCATGCCAATATCAAAACCAAGTCTACGAAGATTTTGAATCCACTGTTTAACTTCTGAAAGATTAACAGGACCTTCAATCTTTGGTTCCCACCATACGACTGCATCTACTACTACGATAGGCATTACCTGCTGATAGTCTTTAACTACCTGCACGTTTACCCATTTCTCAACATGGGCAATGGCAACAGCACACTTGTCGTGTCGCTGTGCAAGGTCAGCATGAACAAAATATTTTTTGTCTGGGTCTGGCTTGAATGATTCCATAAAGCGTTTGCTTGAGTCAATTGGATTTACAATTGTCATTGTTGCACGAACTTTATCTTGCTGTTTGAAGAATGCGTCGGATGCGTAGGTTGGCACACAGGCAAAACGCTGCATAGCATCACCAAGGTCTGTATAAAAGGCTAGTTTAAAATCGTCAATTTTGCGAGTGGGGTTTACTACCCATGTTGGTCTTTTAATTGCAAACATTCCTGGAAACTTGTAAGACAGAATTGTATCTTCATCCCATTCGATTTCAAGGGTGTTTCCTTCTGCATCTTCTGGCAGGTCTTCATTCATAATAAACTTGTGATGCTTTGTCACAGTTTCTTTTTCTGCAATCACAGCGTCATATCTCTGAGAAATAAAGTCTCCAGGATAACGTGGGAATGATAGCAGGGCTACCTTGCCTAAGTCTGGGAAGCGAGAGTCTACGGAAGCACGGAAGGCTTTATAAATGTTGTCTGCGGTTTTTCCTTGTTCATTACCTGTTCCAACTTCTTGTGCAAAACCAGAAATCTCGTCAAGTACTGCAAGAATAAGGTTGAGACCCTCGTGAGATTCACGCTCAGAGTGACCAGAATAAACTGTGATTGCTTTGTTAAACTCAATGCTGTCTGCCTTTGCATAAAACTTACCAGCAAACCAGGGTGATTTTTCAATTTTGGTTTTGAATCCTTTAAAGAAAACGTTCTTAGCCTGTTGTGCGTTGATAGCAATGTTAATAATATCAATAGCGTCTCCAGATGGTTTACCAAAATAACGAGCAGGGTCTTTAAGACAAAGTAGTTTATAAACAATGTAGCAACACGCTACTGTGGAAACAAAGTCTTTGCCAGAACCTTTTCCTAGTTGTAGGATAACCTCATTCTTTGTGTATTTCTTGTAGTATCTGCGACCTTCTGTGTCACCAAGCAAATCGATAACTTCTTCAAGTCTGTAAATTTGACTCATTGCTTCTACAATGTCATATTGAATTTGTGATAGTGGTGGCTGATTTAGGTAATCTTCGCCTTCAACAAATGTCTTAACGTCTACTGGGCGTTCGTCAAAGACGTTGCTCTTTAGTACCTCAAAAAACTCATTGAACATTGACAATTGTAATTACCTCTTGTTCTTTAGATACCTGAGATAGTCGTCGCATAATTTCATCTCGTACCTGCGGATATTCACTTGCAATATCTCTAAGAATACCAACAAGGATATCTTGCTTGCGTTCAATCTCTAGCATCTCTTCTGCAAGTTCTTTGTTCTCAAGTAGACCAGCCTTCTGCAGCATATCAATGCGTTTGGATTCTAGGTCCATGACTAACTTAATACCTGCGGTCTTAGCGGTCAGGTTGGCTGTAGTAGTGGCATCATCGATTACTTCATATGCTTTTTGGATTAGTTTAGAATAGTGAGTGTCTGCACCAACCAAGGCTTCCTTAGCACGAGCACGGATAGCAGCATTGTCAGAAGCCATCAAACGCCATTGGTTGATATGTGCAACCACCTTTTGTCTTGGCAATGCAAGTTCTTTAGAGATTGCGGTAGGCTCTTCACCCTGGAGATATTTCTCCACAACCTTGTTCATCTCGTCAAGATGCTCAACCGTTAAGTCTTCAATTGACACTCTTCTTACGCCTTCCCCTGCGAGCAGGAATTCTTTTTACTTTGTCAATTCTAAAAGAACACTGTTGTCCAGATGCCATTTTATACATTTCAAAGCAGTCTATCCATTGTACACCAGTTTCAGTATTGGTAACTACACTATCAAACTTAAACTTGCGACCATGCTCATTTTGAATTTTAATAACCTCACCCCTGACAATAGTAAAACCATTTAACTCAAGTTCATATACACGAGAGAACTTTGTTTCTGCAACCTTTGTCTTTTTACGCTTAATCATTAGTTAGGAAGCACCATCTTTTCATCTACTGAAAATACTAAGGCTACCTGTTCTCCAGGCTTTACATCTAGGTCAGCAATGCCTACAGGAGCATAGGTCCAATCTTTATCTGGTGTACGAATAAGTAGTGCCCAGTATGCAAACTCTGATGGCATATCGGCACATTTCTCAACATAACCCTTTTGCTTTTCGGATTTAACAGGATGAATTGCATCTGGCAATCCATTAACACGACAAACAATTTGAAGTCCATATTTGTCTGTTCCATGAATAGCATAACCAGCAGCGTTAAAGACTGTCATGGCATCGATGCTGCCCTCAACCTTAACACATTGAGAAGTCTTCTCGCTCTTTAGTGATTGGAAGTCGACAATAACGTTGACGCAATCTGCTGATGTCGTAGTTGTTTGTGCTGTGCATCCAGAAATGGCTAGTGCCAATCCTACTGTTAGTGTTAGTGCTAACTTTTTCATCTCTTTGATTTCCTTAATCCAAATTTGGCTAGGTAGACGTAGATAGTTTCTACGCTAACGCCACACTCTGTGGCGATTTGCTCTGGTGTTTTTTTATCCATGTGGAAGCGTTTTTTTAACCATGCTTCATTAGTATACAACTTGTTCGCCATAATGTCAATACCCAAATGCCTTATCCCAATTTTTCAAAGCCCAGTGACCAATGGCACAGGCATCTGCCACATCATCGTCTTCTAGTTGCTTATCATAATTAATATTAATATAGTTAATGGTTCTTTGTTTACGAACATTTCGTTCTTCATTTTTAAACCAAGATACCGATTTGCCTGGATTCTTTTTTTGAATCTCATGCTTTTCTTCTTTGGTTAGTTTTTTATTACCAATGTAGTTTTGCCAGGTCATAGGGGATACTGAGCCAATCTTCTTTACCCCTGCCATTGATGCTGCCCCCAGAAGTGCTCCCTGAACCATAGCCAGTTGTGCAGCAGTCTTGGGACTATTCATAAATACTGTATGTTCAATAACGATTGCCTCAAAATCAAAGTTGTCAAAGAAAGCCTTGGTCTTTCTAGCAGCATCCATTACCTTGTCGTATGTGGATGTTCCCTCAAATTTAATTTTGCCACAAGCAATAATCTTGTTATCTTCAAAGATTGCAAATGCAAGACTATTTGTGCTTGCATCAATTGCACAAAAACATTTTGGTTTGTTAATCAAATTCAATTTTACCATTAGCAATTCCTTTGATTTGTTTTAATGCCTGAGCAACGTCGTCTGGATTTGATTCACAAGTAACGCAAATATTACTGTCGTTGTATGCTGACAACTGTTTGCCACAAGACCTACATGGTCTATCTTTATTTTTGCGTTTTGCAATTCTATCTCTATTGTATTTTTCAGCAATCTTTTCTTTAGTTGCTTCATCTCTACAAGTTGGAGAACAGTATATCTGATAAGATAGTTTAGTTTCGAACTGACTGTCACACCAATTACAATGCTTGCTTTTCATCTAGTGGCTCCAAAGATTTAATTTTAATCTCTCCAGAACCAGCAGATGCACAAGCAGCCTGAATAGGACATGTCTTGCAAATCTTAGAATTGCTACGATAATTTTTCTCTGGCAGGGTCTTATCTTCCCATGCCTTTCGAACTGTTCGCATCCATTCAAAAGTGTTCTCTACCCACTCAAACATGTACTGATTTAGTTCAATAGGAAAAACCAATAGTTCGTGGTTGTTCTTGTTTTCATAAATCAGGACAGCCTTGCCCTTGTTTAGAATCTTCATATAGATAAGCAACTGAATAAGGTGACCAGTCTTTGGCTTCCCTGCAGTTTTTCTATACTCAAACCCATCATTGGGCATGGTCTTAATTTCACCGAGAAGTTCTGTGTCTTCCCAATTAAGCATAACGTCACCATATCCAAAGATAGGTGGGTCATTGTAAGTTACTTTAAATTCTGAATCCACTAGAAGACCTGGTACGTTGCCCATTGCTTCCTGAATTCTTTCGTGTGCCTTTGTACCAGCAGTCATGTTAGCACCGCCATAGGCATCTGCATTGTCTGTAAAGTTTGCACCCTCAAAGGCTAAATACCAATAGCGAGGACATTCTCCATGAGAGAATGCAATTGTGCTAGGAGCGAAGGTTTTCTTCTGTTGAAACTTGTCTACACGATTAATTGTATAACCAGAATTAATCTTTTCAATCAGTGCTTCTTTGTCAAGGAAGGATGGTTTTGAATTTGGATTCGAATCAATCTTCTTGAGCATTACTTGTTGCAATAGGTTCTTAGCCATAATAACACTAGCGAGTAATATATTTAAGAGCCGATACGAGGTTGTTGATAGCCTCTGCAGCGGTGTAATAAATATTCTTTTTCGCTCTGTCTCCTTTATCTACGTTGGTAAGCCATGTGGCTTTGAAGGACATCTTCGCTGCAATTGCTTGCAAGCGTACAATCTCCACTTGTGCAACATTTAGAGGAATGTCTGGCTTTAGAATTATCTTAGCAATAAAGGTTAATGCAGTAGTTAGTTCTTCATCATCCATGTAGTCAGCGATTTCTGTCAAACCGTTGACCATCTCAATTGTAGTTTGTTCCATTTTGTTTCCTTAATGTTGTAGTTCTATTATACACTATCAGGTGGTAGTTGGTCAAGTAGCATCTCTAGCAAGGACAACTCAACAACAGCGAGGCGAGTCTTGATTCCTGAATCACCCAGTACGACAATAATGATAGGGTCATTGCCATTGCGGATAGCGTCAGTAGTAGCCTTAGCCCATACTTCCTTGTTGATTGTAAAAGACTTTCCAACCTCTTTGAAATCGGCTGTAAAATTTCTCCAGGTAGCGTCACCTTTGTGGGTGTTCCTACCAGAGTTCTTGTGCTGTTTAGCCCCAATAC